TTTGATGGTGTCACATCAACATTTGTTACAAGACGAGAAGCCCTAAGTGTTCCAGCATGTGCAAGAGGTCGAAACATTATTGTTGGCACAGCAGCATCTTTAGAATTACATGTTAAAAGAAAATTTGATGACACAAGAGTTGAACCAACACCAACAATAATTTCACAACCAGATAAGAATATGCCAACAGCAGTTGTTTATGGCATGACAGCAGAAAATTTGTTGTTTCATGGTGTTGCATATTGGCAAATTAAAGAACTTGATCCTGCAACAGGCAGACCATCACAAATTAGATGGATTGATGCACCAAGAGTTTCACAAATACTTGATTCAACTGGTGAATTAGTAATTGGCTATCAACTTGAAGCACAAAGAGTTCCAGATAATGGTGTCGGATCACTAATTCAATTTACTGCAATTGATCCAGATGGTGTTTTGAATCGTGGTGGCAGAACATTAAGAACAGCAGCAGCCCTTGAAAGAGCAGTATTCAATTATGCAGATTCACCAACACCAAGTGTTGTGTTAAAAGCAAATGTTCCAATGGATTCAAATAAAGCAACAGCAATCTTGAATGCTTGGAAACAAGCAAGACAAACAAAAGGCACTGCGTTCCTATCAGATAATGTGGACATGGAATCAGTCGGGTTCAATGCAGCCGATCTTCAGTTGACGGAGGCAAGAGAGTATCTCGCGAAAGAAATAGCCAGATTGATGAACATTCCTGCATATTATTTGGATGCATCAACAAATACAATGACTTATTCAAATGTTACAGCAGAACGCAGAGCATTACTTGACTTTTCACTACGTCCATTACTAACTGCAATTGAACAAAGATTGTCAATGGATGACATAACAGTTTCAACACAATATGTTGAATATGACTTGGATGACTTCTTGCGAGGTAATCCATTAGAAAGAGCAGATGTGTATTCAAAATTGATACCACTGGGAGTACTTACTGTAGAGGAGGCGCGTGAGGAAGAAGACCTCGTGCGATAATTATGGAAATTAAATTTAACAGCGACATATTAACAGCAAACACATCCAAAAGAGAAATTACAGGAATCATAGTTCCTTTTGGTCGCCCTGGATTCACAAACATGGGAACTGTCGTATTTGAACAAGGATCATTGCAATTAGGTAATGACATTAAATTGTTTGAAGATCATGACATGAACAAAGTGCGTGGCAGAATGATAAGTCACGAAATTACACCAGTTGGAATTATTGGCAAATTCAAAGTTGCACGCACATCAGCAGGTGACGATATTTTGGCACTTGCACAAGATGGATTAAAATCCGGATTGTCAATCGGTGCATCAATTGAACAATACGAAAATAAAGAAGATGAAGTTTATGTGACAGCAGCAAAAATTCTTGAAGTATCAGTTGTTGATACTCCAGCATTTGCCGAAGCACAAATTACAGATGTCGCTGCTCAAAAAGCAGACGAAACAGAAGTCACTGCAATCAGCGCAAGTGATGAACAAACAAACCAAACCGAAAGTGAGGTCACTTCAATGGCAAATCCAGAAGAAGTAACTCCAGTGGTCGAAACTGCGCCAGAAGTTGCAGTTGAAGCCTCAAAAGCAGTACAAGCACCAGTTGCTTATGCAAAACCACGCGTGAACACAAATGTTACTGCTGGTGAATATGCAAAAGCACAATTCAATGCATTAAGAGGAAACTCAGATGCACGCGATCTAGTTGCAGCAATTGATGCAGCAACAACAACCGAAAACATCGGAGTTGTACCACCAACATACCTACGCGATTTGATCGGCATCATTGATAACTCAATGCCATTTGCTGATTCATTAGAGCAAGGTGTATTACCTGCAAGTGGAATGAAATTCTACCGACCAGTTATTGGAACACAAGCAACCACAGCAGTTACAGCAGAAGCAGTTGAATTTGATTCAACAGACACAACAATTACTTCAAAAGAAATTGAAACATTATACGCAGCAATTGCTGATGGTATTGCAGATTCATATGCAGTACTTCGCAAAACTCCTAACAGATTCCTTGCAGACACAGGAAACTTTGCAGAGTTACTTGCAGCAGTAGATGGTTCACAAAGACCATTATTCGCAGCAGCAGCACCACAAAACGCAGCAGGTCTAATGACTCAAGGTTCAACAGCAGGAACAATCGCAGGATTGGGATTAGTTGTTGATCCAAACTTTGACACCGGTACAGGCGTTAAAGGTGTTGTTTATTCATCTGATGCAGCAACAATGTACAAATCAAGTGCATTCCAATTGCGCACCAATCAAGTCTCGACTGGTGAAGTCGAGATCGGAATATACGGATATGTCGCCACATGTGCGAAGTATCCAACTGCATTCCGTAATTTGACTGTTGCTTAATTAGCGACCAAAGAGTTGCCTGGCAGGTTAGACCCCTGTCCTGCCAGGTAACACCACACACGAAAGGTAAGACATGGCATCAATAATCACACCAGCAGAATTACGATCTGCACTCAATGGTGTTAGTTCAACTTTGTATTCTGATGCCGTATTGACAGAAATTATTGACACAGCCGAATCAGTTGTCGGCAATTTATTAGTTAAATGGAACGCACCAATTGATAAACATTATTCTGAAAGTGCAACATTAAGTACATTGCACACAACCAAACCACACAAATTTTACAAAACACAAACAGTTGCAATTGAGGGTGTTGAAGCACACATTAACGGCAACAAAACAATTGCTGAAATAGTTGATGATTTTACATTCAAAATAACAACCACAAGCGCACCAGTTCACACTGATTGGCGCAATGTAATACCAAACGGCCTTGCAGCAGAAAACGATTTATCACAATACGCAGATGTCGCACCAGTTGAATCAGCAGTGCTAACAGTTTCATTGGATGTATTCAAAGCACGCACATCAGCAGGATCAGTTCAACAGGGACTTGATTTTGTGCCACAACCTTACATCCTAGGCCGTACAATCCAAAACAGAATTGTTGGAATGCTTGGCGCATACATTGATGTTGAGGCGTTAATCGGATGACATTAGCAACACTACGCGCAAACCTTAAAACAGCCATTACATCAAACAGCGTATATTCAGTTGTTGATTTTGGTGCAGAAATTGTTACAACTCCAAGCATCATGATTTTGTCATCTGATCCATGGCTTGAGCCAGTAACACTTGGAAACAATAAGGCTTGGCGTGTCAGATATGTATTAGAATTAGTTGCAGCACCAAATACAAACCCTGGTGCATTAGTACAACTTGAAACAATGGTTGGCACAGTCCTGCCATTGATTCCACAATCTTGGCAGATACTCTCAGTTTCCAGCCCAAGGATACGACAGGCGAATAGCAATGATGTTTATTCGGTTGAAGTGTCAATTACAACAATATACAATCCATAAGAAAGGAAAGACAAAATGCCAACATCAGTATTTACAGGTAGAAATATTGCACTGACCTACAAGGCAGTGAATTATGATGACCAAATTACAAGTGCAACAGTTACATTAGATGATCCAAACGGACAAGTGCAAACCTTGAATGGATTAGTTGATTATGTAATTGACAAAGAAGTTGGAACAGTAACACTTGAAATCCTGCAAGATTGGGGCGTTGCAAGTGGCTTCTGTGACACATTGTGGACAGATGCAGATACAAATCCAACCACAACACAAGCAATGACATTAGCAATCAACGGCAAAACAATGACATTGACTGTACTTCCAAAAAGACCAGATTTTGGTGGAACTGCACCGGATGCATTAACTGTTACAGTATCAATGCCAATCCGATCAGTATCAATAGCGTAACTATCGAACAGGGGTCACCTAATGTTTAAGATACAAATAGAATGGACACTTGCAAATGGAAAGTCCTACGAAGAATGGACTATTCCATGGGAAATTGCACAGGCTGAAAAAGAAACTAAAACATCTTTCATTGAGTCTTTCAAAAAAGAATTACCACCAAGCCTGGAACAACAATTCTGGCTTGCATACCAGATGCAAAAACGAATCAGTGATAAACCAATTGGTCGCTTTGAAGATTGGCGATCACAAGTTGTTCACATCAATTCAAAGGACTTTGCAACAACAAATTTTACACAGCCGGAAGCATAGAACGCACTTTGATAGAACTGGCAATTGTTTCGCGCCAGCCATTGTCAGAGTTCAAAACGCTTTCGGCAGAGCAGGTATCAACAATTGCAGATGTGGTGAGTAAATATCATGGCAACTAGGCCTTTTGAAATTAAAATTGCTGACAAAGATATCAAAGCCATATTAAGTACTTTCAAAAACATGGATGATATTGCAAAAGAAGATATGAAAAAAACATCAAGAGATATTGCTAATGATGCAGCATCTGCCATTGGTTCAGCATTGCAAGCAACTAAACAAGGCCAAGCACTTGCAAGATCAATTAAAGTTTCAAACAGTTTCAAACGAGGCCCAGTGATTAGCATTGGTGGGGATAATCCAAAACTTGCAAATGGTACATCAGTAGGTGCAATTGCACTTGGTGTTGAATTTGGTGCATATCAAGACAGAAAACGCAAGAGAAAAGGCAAATCAACTGATTATGTTGGTTACAGACAATTTCAACCAAGATACAGACAATTTCAACCAAGATCACCACGCGAGGGCAGAGGCAATGCCGGTTACTTTATATTTCCAACACTCAAAGCATTGCAACCTTATATAACCAAAAGATGGGTTGATGAAGTTGATAGAATAAGACGAGAATGGCGCGAAAGGAATTAACATGGCAGATATTAGAACACTGAAACTGCAATTACTTGCAGACACAGCGCAATTCTCAACTGGCTTAAATAAAGCATCAACAGATACACAATCATTCACTGCCAAAGTAGATAAGATTGTTGCAACAGCAGCCAAAGCATTTTTGGGACTTGCAACAGCAGTTGGCACAGCAGCATTTGCAATTGGTATCAGTGCCGTCAAAGCAGCCATTGAAGATGAAAAAGCCCAGGTTAGTCTGGCTCAAACTTTACGCAATACAACTAAAGCAACAGATCAACAGATTGCAGCCACTGAAGATTATATTGATGCCACTGCCAGAGCAACAGGCATTGCAGATGATCAGTTAAGACCATCATTGGATCGTTTGGTCAGATCAACTCAAGATGTCACTAAAGCACAAAAACTTCAACAACTTGCATTAGACATTGCAGCCGGTACAGGCAAAGACTTAGCAGCAGTCACAGAAGCCCTAGGCAAAGCCTATGACGGCAATCTAGGTGCATTAAAGCGTATCGGTGTACCACTTGATGAAAACATAATTAAGACAAAAGATTTTGATGCAGCAGGCATTGCATTGTCAAATACATTTGCAGGACAGGCAGCAGCAGCAGCCGAAACATTTGCAGGAAGAATGCAAAGAGTTCAAATTGCAGTTGATGAAGCCAAAGAACAAATTGGATTTGCTTTACTACCATTTATGGAAAAACTTGCAAAGTTCACAACAGATAATTTAGTTCCAGCACTTGAGGGATTAGTTAATGGATTGACTAGAAGTGGCAAACAAGGATTGACTAAAGCCTTTTATGATGCCGGAACTGGTGCAGTGACATTTGGTTATGACATGGAATCCACTGAGGGTTCAGCATATTTACTTGGTGAGCAATTAAGAGACTTAGGTGACGCAATAGGCAAACTGTTACAAATTGATCCAAGCACTGGTGAAAGTTCATTGATTAAATTGATTGATTCATTTACAACACTTATTGGAAAGATTGAAGCAGCAGTTGCAGCATACGAAAGATTCAAAGAATCATTTATTGGTGGTGCAATTTTAGACATTTCAACTGCACCAATTAGAGTAGCAGGACAATTAGCACAAGGTGATGTTCGAGGTGCAGTTACTGTTGTAAATAACTTTGGCGCAACCAATTCAAAAGCACAAGCCAAAACAGTAGTTAAATCAATTAACAACGCTGCAAAGGCTGGCACTGTCAATAAGTTTGTCAAACCAATGATTCCAGGTAGATAATCGTGCCTTGGTCACCAAACGCCACAGTTAAAATCAACGGCACAGCCGTAACGAATTACACACTTGAGGGTGTGCAAATCAGCATGGGTCGTGATGATGTACAACAACAATCATCAGCAGGATTTGCCACAATTGATTTCTTAAACTTGCCATACACAGATGTTGAAATCTTTGACACAATACAAGTCACACTAGACAATTTCACAGGTGTTGATACAGTAATCTTCACAGGCTTAGTCACAGATGTTTCAGTTTCAGTGCTTGATGCTGGCACAACAAACACATTTATCACACAGATCAGTGCATCTGGTGGGTTATCAGAACTTGCAGCCAAAGAAGCAAACCTGGTTGGTTATGCTGAGCAAAAAGATGGTGACAGGATTGTATCTGTTATCACTGACACTTTTGGCCTTAAATGGAATGAATTACCTGCAACACAAGTTTGGACTGATTACACAACTGAGACTTGGAATTCATTGCTTGGTGTTGATATTTCATCAATTGATACACCTGGCACATATGATCTGTTCAGTTCACTTGCAACACCAGAACCATTGAATGCTTTGAATTATGTTCAGATTGTTGCAGATTCAGGATCAGGTTATATTTATGAGACAACATCTGGTGGAATTGGTTACCAGGATCAGGATGCACGCGCAGATTATGTGTCAGCAAATGGCTTTGTGGATATATCCAAAAACTTTATTTTGGCAGATGGCATCAGCGTAACAACATCCCGAAATGACATTATCAATGATGTGATCGTTGTTTATGGTGCAGCAGAAGATGCAGTTCAAACAGAGGAATTGGATTCAATTAGCCAGTATGGCAGAGTCACACAAACAGTTCAAACATTCTTAAAGAATCAAACAGATGCTGAAACTTTGGCAGATCGTCTAGTGCTTTTGAATGCTTATCCTCAACCAGTTATCCAGGGCATTCAAATACAGATTGATGCCCCAACTATGACTTCATCATTGCTTAATTCACTTGTTGGTGTATTCTTTGGTATGCCGGTATCAGTTACAGACTTTCCTGCACTTCTATATCCAAATCAGTTTTTTGGATATGTGGAAGGGTGGGAATGGGATATTGACAGGTTCACTGCACGATTGACTTTGAATGTATCAGACTTTACATTCTCAGCAGTTCCAGTGGCGTGGCAAGATGTATTTGCCGGTGAAATCTGGAGTACAATAGATCCATCACTACAATGGCAAGATGCCTTATTAGGAGTTAATTAACAAATGGCCACAACTACCAATTATGGTTGGACAACACCAGACGACA